GCACCAGCTCCACCAGCAGCACCGGCACCAGCTCCACCAGCAGCACCGGCACCAGCTCCACCAGCAGCACCAGCGCCCACACGCCCGCCCGCAGGCGCACACCAGCCCACACGCCCGCAAGCGCACGCAGGCCCGCGAGCGCGAAACGCCCGCGCACGCCCCGCCCACGCACGCGATCCAAACGCGCCCGCACAGGCCCGCGCCCGCACGATCTAAACGCGCCCGCGTGCGCGTAGGTACTGTGCGCCCGCGCGTGGGCCTTGCGGGTTCGGAAGCGCAAAAATTTGTTAGGTATGGGGTAGTTTCTTCACTTCCGGCGGGGCAGGGCCGGAAAATATAGGGGGGTCAAAAAAACGGCGGTGGGTACAGGAGGCGGCCCGGTAGGTACAGGAAAAGCCCGGCGGCGGGCCGGGCGGAGAGTGACGGCGCTGCATCTTGCACGGTGGGGCAAGCGGCGGTGCAAGTTTGGTGCAAGATGCGCGGAGATGCCGGGCGAGCGGGAGACTGGCGGAAATTCGACGGCAATTTCGTGGCAACTTTGAGGGATTGACAGCCGGACGGCGGGAGCGGGCATAAAAGGAACGGAGCGGCACCGGGCGGGTAGCTGCTCCGTTATTCTTTGAGATCAGCGGTGAGCCATTCGATTGTCACGCCGAGGACGCGGGCGAAGATCACAAGCTCATAGTCGGTTACGAAACGATCCCCTGTCTCTATCCGGCTGATGGCCTCACGGCCAATGCCGACACCGGCAATCTGCATCTTGGCGGCAAGCGCGTCTTGGGAAATCCGCCTCGCCGTCCGCGCCTGATGTATTCGATCCCCGGACACATTCGCCTTGCCGTCGTAGTTGTAGATTTTCAAAGCGCACCCTCCTTTCGCTCTTGAATGTAGCATCTTTTTCTGGTATTCTTGTAATAAAGATTTACAGACCATAAGAAAGCAGAGAAAAAAGCCGGAAAGATTTACAAAGCGGCGGGCCTGTAAAGGAAATGAGGTTGAGCTATGAAGAAAAGAACAAGCACCATGATCCTTTCCGCCGTGATCGTCGCCCTGCTGCTGGCGGGCTGTACGAAAATTGAAAACCCGGCAAAGGTGCCGAAAACAAACATCGAGTTCAGCGCCATGCACCACGACGAGGCGCGGGACGCACTGGAAGCGGCAGGCTTTGACAATATCGCGGCGGAACATAAGGAGACAGACAAGGAGACTATCGACGGCAAAGTGTTCAGTGTTTCCGTGGACGGAAAAACGGACTACAAGAGAAATGCCATGTTTGAAAGCAATGTGCCTGTGGTGATTACAAGCTATACATACACAGCGCCGCCCACACAGGAACAGGAGCCGGAGCCGACGGCGGAACCGGCGGCGGAGTTCAAGCCGGAGAATTACACGGCGGACGCTGCCTCTCTGGAAAAGCTGGCGGCGGAGCTGTTTGCCTTTGAATACAGCGACCTGAAAGCGGAGTGGGACGATTTTGACAGCGCCTTTGTCGTTTCCTATCTGCCGGACACGGTGCTGGACGAAACAAGCTATATCTATCAGAACGTAAACCGCTATATTCATTTCTGCCAATACGCCTATCAAATCGACGGAGTGGAGCGGGTGCGCTTTGACGTGATGCTTGCGGGCGTGGATCAGTACGGCAATGACATGGTGATTGAGGGGCTTTCGGAGATTATGACACGGGAAGCCTTTGAAAAATATAACTGGGACAATCTGGCTTACATGAATATTTGGGACAGCTTTTCGGACAACTGCTATTATTTCGGGTACGCGCCGGTTCTGACTGAAAAGCTGGACACAAGCAAGGTCTTTTACGATCCGTTCACACGGGAAGGGAAGATCACATAACACGCATATAGCACGCATATAGCACGCATATAACACGCTCGTGCGTTGGAAATAAAAACCCAACGCACGGGCGTGTTATTTTTTTGCCAAAAAATATTTTTCGGAGTTAGCAACTTTCACAGGTTTTCCGTGGTAGATTGATAGCATGGACAAGGTATAAGAAAGCTCGCGGCGGACGCTGCGGGCTTTTATTATGCCACATCTGGAGGTGCGAAATGCCGAAGCGGAGCGAGAAGCGCGACACCGCCAAGGCTGAATACATTGCCCGGAAAAGCAAGGGGGAAAGTGTCAACCTGCGAGAGCTGGCAGAGCAGCAGGGCGTAACGTATCAGACCTTGCGGAACTGGAAAGCGGCAGACAAATGGGACGAGGCTGTGCCGAAGCCGAAGCGGAAGCGCGGCGGGCAACCGGGAAACAGAAACAGCGCCGGGCACCAAAACGCGGCGGGCAGCCACGAGGGAGCGCCACTGGGAAACAAGAACGCGGAAAAGGACGGAGCCTATAGCGCCGTCCTTTTCGATATGCTGACCGACAAGGAGCGGGAGGTAGCGGACGCTGCGCCCGTCGGAAGCCGGGACGCGCTGATCCATGAAATGCGCCTGCTGAAAGTCCGGGAGCATCGGATTATGTCAAAGATCGCCATGTACGAAGCGGAGCCGGAGGACACGCTGCATCTGTCCAGCGTCCTTGATATGCGCGAGCCTGCGGGACGCGGAGACAAGAAGCAGGACGGAGCGCGGCAGCAAATGGGCATGTACACCAAGGACAGCGCCTTTAACCGCGTGATGAAATTGCAGGAGGCGCTTTACAAGGTGCAGGGGCGGATCGCCACCATCACCAACAGTCTGCGGGCCATGGAGGAAACCGACCGGCGCATTGAGTTGGAGCGGGAACGCCTTGAAATCCTGCGCATGAGAGCGACCGGGGCCGTGCCCATCGGCGGCCCGGACGAGGAAACGGAAGCCTTTGACGACACAGGAGGAGAGCCATGAAGCTGAATATGGATTGCATACGCGACATTCTGCTGTGCGTTGAAAAGAATACAAGTCTGCGCCAACGCTGCTGCTTTATGGACGAGGAACAGATGGAAGCCGTCTGCTGCGCCATGGGCGAGGATGAAGAGGCGATCCCGCGTTATCAGGAAGAACTGCAAGAGCGGCGCGGATATACAAACGAAATGCTTTTCTATCATGTGCGCTACTGCGAGGACGCAGAACTGATCCGCACGGAGCGGAACAGCTCAACATACAAAATCGTGGTTTCCGACCTGACCGTGAAAGGGCATGAATTTACTGCGAATATCCGGGAAACAAAGAACTGGAAAGCGGTCAAGAGCGTACTCAAATCGGCGGGGTCTATGGCCATGGAAGCAGCGATTGAAGCTGCGAAAGCTGTTGTCAGCGCCAGCGTTCAAAAATATCTGGGGTGAACGCAATGACATTCTACACAAGCAAGGTGGTTGCCCAATGGCTTTGCCTGACGGAACGGCGGGTAAGGCAGCTCCGAGACGAGGGCGTGATACAGGAAGCAAGACCGGGACTGTATGACCTACAGCCGACCGTTGCCCGGTATATCCAATACCTCGGCGGAGCGGGCAAGGAAAACCTGAACGAAGAACGCAGGAGGCTGACCGCCGCAAAGCGGGAAGCCGCAGAAATGGACAACGAGCAACGCCGGGGCGAGCTGCACAGCACGGCGGATTTTGAAAAGGGCATCAAAACGATGCTGCTGAACGTGCGAAGCCGCTTTCTTATTATCCCGGCCAAGCTGTCACCGAGCCTTGCCGCCATGGGCGGAAATCAGGCCGGTATCTTTGACGCGCTGAAACGCGCCATTGACGAGGCGCTGGAGGAAATGAGCCAATACAACGCGGCCATGGCCGTTCCCATCGGAGAAGATGGAACAGAAGAAACCGAAAAAGCATAAATGCGACGGCTGCGTGTGGCGCTGCTACACGGGGACGAGCATTGTGTTCTGCTTATTCCCGAAGTGCAGGCGGGAAGCGTATAGCAAGATATGGCCGGAGAAACGGGGTGCGAAGCGTGGAGCGGCAAAGAAAAACGGTTGAGCTGCCAAAGGCAACGGCGGATATGTTCGCCCGGTGCCTTGCAGTTCTGAAACCGCCTCCAGAGCTGACGCTATCCGAATGGGCCGACCGATACCGTATGCTGTCGGCGGAAAACAGCGCAGAGCCGGGCCGCTGGCACACGGACAAGGCACCGTATCAGCGGGAGATCATGGACGCAATCGGCAATCCGCATATCCGCAAGGTGGTCATTATGAGCGCGGCGCAGATCGGAAAGACGGCCATGCTTATGAATATGCTGGGCTACTATATGCACTACTACCCCGCGCCGGTGCTGGTCATGCAGCCGACGCTTGACATGGCGCAGACGTTCAGCAAGGACTTTCTTGCGCCCATGCTGCGGGACACGCCGGTGCTGCGCGATCTCGTAGATACCAAAAGCCGGTATTCCGGCAACACGATCCTGAAAAAGAATTTCCCCGGCGGTCATGTGACCATCATCGGGGCTAATTCCCCGGCCAGCCTTGCGAGCCGCCCAATCAAGGTGCTGCTTGCTGACGAGGTTGACCGATACCCGGCCAGTGCCGGAACGGAGGGCGACCCCCTGCTGCTGGGGCAAAAGAGACAGACGACCTTTTGGGACAAGAAAACCGTAATCGTCTCCACGCCGGGCCTGAAAGGAAGCAGCCGGATTGCCACCGAGTACGAAGAAAGCACACGCGAAGAATGGAACGTGCCGTGCCCGAAATGCGGATACTATCAGCCGCTTGCATGGCGCGGGATCGTCTTTGACAAGAACGATCTTTCCAAGGGTATCACATTCCAGTGCGAGAAGTGCGGCGAACAGTCCGGCGAATATGAGTGGAAGAAAGCGGCGCAGCGCGGGCGCTTTGTGGCCGCCAATCCGACGGCGGAAACAAGGGGCTTTCATCTGAACACGCTTGCCTCTACGTTCTGCGGCTGGTATGAGGTCGTAGAAAAGTTCCTTGTTGCCAATGAGCTTTTGAAGCTGGGCGATCCAGAAAAAATGAAAACGTGGGTCAACACAGAGCTGGGCGAACCGTGGGAGGAGCCGGGCAGCACGCTTGAAGAAAACGAGCTGCTTTCCCGCCGCGAAATCTACGACGCGGAGGTGCCGGGCGACGTGCTGGTGCTGACCGCAGGCGTGGACGTACAGGACGACCGCTTTGAAGTGGAGGTTGTCGGCTGGGGCGCGGGAAAAGAGAGCTGGGGCATCCGCTATCAGAAAATCTTTGGGGATATGCTCAAAGAACAGGTATGGGCAGACCTCGACGCTTTCCTGCAAACGCCTTTCCGCAAGGCGGACGGAACGGTGCTGAACATTCTCGCAACGTGCATCGACAGCGGCGGCCACTACTCCACGCAGGTTTACCGCTTCACGGTGGAGCGGTACGAGCGGCGCGTTTGGGCCATCAAGGGCAAGGGCGGCGCGGAGGTGCCGTACATCCGCAACCCCACCACAAATAACCGCGTGAAAGCGCCGCTGTTCATCATCGGCGTTGACGCTGGCAAGGCGCTTTTGTACCAGCGCCTCAAGCACCCGACCAAGGGGCCGAACTACTGCCATTTCCCGCTGAATGAAGCGGCGGGCTATGACGAGGATTATTTTAAGGGCCTGACGGCTGAAAAGATGGTGCAGCGTTTCCGCAAGGGCCGCGCCGTTGTGGTGTGGGAGCTGAAAGACAGCGCCCACAAGCGCAACGAACCGCTTGACCTGCGCAACTACGCGACGGCGGCGCTGGAAATCACAAACCCGGTCTTGCAGAAGCCGGAACCGGGAGCGGAACCGGCGAGGCGACGCGCAGGCCGTCGGCGCATATCGGAGGGCATCTAAATGGCTATTTTCAGCAAGAAACTGTGCCAAGAAAAACTGAATACATGGCTGGCGGCGGAGGAAAGCGTTGCGACCGGGCAGAGCTACCAGATCGGCAGCCGTATGTTGACGCGGGCAGACTTGAAGCAAATCCGCGAAGAAATGGAATACTGGGCCGGAAAGCTGGCGGAGGCCGAAGCGGAAGAAAAGAGCGGCGGCAGAAACCGGCTGTGGCATGGTGTTCCCCGCGACGTGTAAAGGAGGGCGGGCATGGCAAAACCGAATATCTTTGACCGTGCGCTTGCGACGATCGCCCCGACACACGCGGTAAAGCGAGCGGCAGCACGCAGCGCACTTTCTTTCCTGAACAGCGGCTATGGGAATTATGGAGCCAACCAGACAAAGAAAAGTATGCGGGGCTGGATGTATTACGGCGGCAGCGCCAAAGAGGACATTGAGGACAACATCGACGTTCTCCGGCAGCGCAGCCGCGACGCATATATGGGCATACCGACAGCGGCGGCGGCGCTGAAAACAATGCGCACAAACGTGATCGCTGCCGGGCTGGTGCCCGCGCCGAAGCTGGATGCGGACTATTTGGGGCTGACGCAGGAGCAGGCGGTAGAGCTGCAAACGCAGATCATCCGCGAGTTTTCTTTATGGGCGGACACGCCGGACTGTGACGCTGACCATGTGGACAATTTCTATAAGCTCCAACAGCTTGCCTATTTGGGCTACCTGATGAATGGGGACGCAATCGCTGTGCTGCCAATCAAAGAGCCGTCCCGCACACAGCCATATGGCCTGCGGGTAAGTGTCATAGAGGCGGACAGAATATGCAGCCCGGACGGGCTCGACAGGCTGGCACCCTGCGAGGTGCGGGGCTATCAAGTCCACCAGATTGTGCAGGGCGTGGAGACGGACGCGGAGGGCGCGGTAGTCGCCTACTGGATTTGCAACCGTCACCCGCTGGCAAACGCGGCAAACCTACAGCCGGGACAAATGGACTGGCAGCGCGTAGAAGCCTACGGCGAAGCCACCGGGCGGCGGAACGTCCTCCATGTGATGAACAGGGAGCGGGCCGGTCAGGTGCGCGGCGTACCAATTCTCGCGCCGGTGCTGGAAGCACTTAAACAGTTGGGCAGATATACCGATGCCGAAATTACGGCGGCGGTGTTGTCTGCCTATTTTACTGTGATCGTCAAGTCGAGCATTGCCAACGACGGGCGGCCATTTGGCGAAATGCTGCCGCCGGAACAGCTCATTGACGGAGCGGATCAGTCGAGCATTGAGCTTGGGCCGGGCGCTATCGTTTCGCTCAATCCGGGCGAGGACGTGCAATTTGCGGAGCCGAAGCACCCGAACACGGGCTACGACGCTTTTACGAACGCCATGATAAAGCAGATCGGCGCGGCAATGGAAATCCCGCCGGAGGTCATGCAAAAGATGTTTTCCACCAGCTACAGCGCGGCACGGGGCGCACTCAACGAGTTTTGGCGCACCTGCGGCATGATGCGGGAATGGTTCGCAGACGACTTTTGCAGGCCGATCTACGAGGAATGGTTTACCGAAGCCGTGGCCCGAGGGCGCATCAAAGCGCCGGGCTTTTTCGATGATCCGGCCCGCCGCAGGGCGTACATGGAATGTACATGGAACGGCCCGGCCCGCACAAATCTGAACCCGGTGCAGGAGGTTGACGCAGCTATTAAGCGCGTGAACGCCGGATTTAGCACCGCGCAGGAAGAAACCGCACAAATGACCGGCGGCGATTACAACATCAACATCCGGCAGCGCGTGGCAGAAGCCACACAGAAAAAGGCCGTGGACGACATCACGTCGTCACAAGCTACATAGCATTCACTTCCGCCAAGCATGGCGAAAGCTTCATTTATTCCGCTGCTCCTCCTTTTCGCGGCAAACCCGTTTCACTGGGCTTTGCCGCGATTGAGACGAGGGAACGGGAAAACGGAAAAGGAGGGAGAAAATGCCGAAGTTTTGGCGATTTCAAAACAAGACGGTGAACAGCGCCGAGCTGCTTTTATACGGCGACATATCGGAAACAAGCTGGTGGGGGGATGAAGTCACACCCAAACAGTTTGCAGACGACCTTGCCGAGCTGGGGCCGGTCAGCGAAATAACCGTCAGGATCAACAGCGGCGGCGGTGACGTATTCGCGGCGCAGGCCATCGGCAATCTGCTGGAGGCAAACGCCGCAGAAGTGACCGCTATCATCGACGGACTGTGCGCCAGCGCCGCGACTATTGTTGCCTGCCATTGCAACAAGGTCATTGCGGCGGAGGACGGCACCTACATGATCCACCCTGTCAAGATGGGCCTGCTGGGTTATTACGAGGCGCACGACCTGCAAAGCTATGTCGGCGCTCTGAACACCATACGGGAAAACATCGTCACCCTGTACGCCAAAAAGACGGGCAGGGAGAAAGACGAGGTTGCCGCATGGATGGACGCGACGAGCTGGTGGACAAGCGCAGAAGCCAAGGAAAACGGCTTTGTGGACGAGTTGACCGGCGACGACGGCGAAACCGTGGTGGAAAACCGCGACGGCCTGCTGTTTGTCAACAGCGTCAACATGCACCTGCCTTTCGACAAGGCACCCACTTTTGTACAGAACAGCGTGGCAGCAGCCCCCGCCGCCAGCGGTTTTGTAAATAAAAATCCCGGCGGAGCGTCCGGGGAAAACAAGGAGGATTTCGACATGGAAATCAAGACCGTGGACGATCTGCGTCAGGCTTACCCGGACATGATCGCCCAAATCGAGCAGGCGGCGGCGCAGGCGGCAACTGACACGGAGCGCCAGCGCATCCGCGACATCGAGGACATGGCCCTGCCCGGCAGCGAGGACTTGACCAACGAGGCCAAGTTTGAAAAGCCGGTCAGCGCCGAGGACTACGCCAAGGCCGCCATGAAGCGGGCCAAGACGCAGGGCAGCGCCTATCTTGCCGACAGCAAGAAAGACGCGAAAGACGCAAATCAAATCCGTCAAGAGCCGCCCGTGAACAACACAGCCGACGAGTTCATGGACGCTATCAAGAGCGTCGGCAAGAAGCAGTAAGGGAGGGCAAAGAACATGAGCATGGATTTGACGAAGCAGACCTTTACCCATGAGCCGGAATACCTGATTGCGGGCACCACGATCCGCATTACCACGGCGGTTAAGGAAGCTGCTGCCGATCTGGAGGCCGGTGCGCCCGTTCTTCTGAACGGCAGCGGCAAGGCCGCCAAGGTCGTTGAGAACGGCGGCAGCGTGGACACCACCGGCCTGTACGGTATCACGGCGGACAGCGCCAAGAGCGGCGAGGACGTTGTGATCTATCTCACGGGCGAGTTCTTCGCTGACAGGCTGGCGCTGGAGGATGACGTGACCGCCGATGATCTGGAGGTGGCGTTCCGCAACATTGGCATTTTCCTCAAGACGGGCGCGAGCGCAAACCCTTAACTGCCCTGTCGATTGATGCCGATATTTCGGCAGGGACAGACCTGCTCGGAAAGAGCATCACAGCTTTGCAGGAAGATGTGGAAATCACCGACAGAGCTGTTATCGGTACACTGAAATACGTCACGGGCTACACCGGCTTTTCCGGCGACCCGGAGGAGCAGAGCGGCAATTATCTTGCCATCCATGCCGCCGTTCCCGGCGAAAACGGCGTGACCATTACGGCACAGGTGGAGGGCAGCGGCAAAAGCCCTGTTGCGCTTGACAGCGACGGTATTCTCATCCTCCGCGTCAAGAGCGAGGACACGCTGACCCGGCACCTGATCTACACCGCGAGCAAAGCGGGCCACAAGAGCGTCACGAAATACTGGGCGCTGAACGGCCTAACGCTGGAGGAGGAGTAACGACATGGTAACGAATGCTACGAAAGCGCCGACCGCCAAGGGCGGCGAGAAGAAAGCCGAGGCGGGCGAGAAGAAGAAAACGCCCGGCGGCGATAAGAAGCCTGAAAGGGAGGGTTAATCAAAATGCCTAACGAAGTGAACATCTATACCCCGCGCTATCTTGCGGAGGTTGTGCGTCAGGCTCCGCTTGTCCACACCTTTTTCCGCGACCAGTTTTTCACCAACATCAAGACCTTTGCGACCGCAAGGGTTGACATCGACCTTGTGAAAGGTGACCGCCGCATGGCCGCCTTTGTGCATCCCCGCGTCGGCGGTCAGGTTTTGCAGGCAAACGGCTATACCACCGAGAGCTACGCCCCGCCCCTCGTCAATCCCTACGATGTGACCACGGCGGATCAGCTCATGTCCCGTCTGCCGGGAGAAGACTTGTACAGCGGCATGACCCCCGCGCAGAGGGCCGCGCAGCAGCTTATGGACGAGTACAACCGCCTGAACGACGCTGCCACCCGCCGCGAGGAGTGGATGGCGGTGCAAGCCATCGTCACCGGCTCCATTCCAGTTGTCGGCCCCGGTGTCAATGAGACGATCAGCTTCGGGTTCAGCAACACCAAGACCCTGACCGGCAATAACCGCTGGGGGCAGAGCGGCGCAAAGGTGCTGGACAATCTGGAGGACTGGGCCGACGAGGTGCTGGTCAACGGCTTTGCCAACGTGGATATGTGCATCATGGGCAAGAGCGCCCTCCGCGCGTTTCTTGCGGACGAGGATGTGCTGAAAGTGCTGGACAACCGCCGCGTGGAGATGGGCCTTGTAAGCCCCCGCGACCTGCCCAACGGCGTGAAATACGTCGGCCACCTGAACAAGCCCAACATCGACATTTACACCTACGCCGAGGTCTATCTGGACGACTGGACTGATCCCAGCAACCCGGCCACCAATCCGCTGATGCCGGACAACAAGATCGTGCTGATCCCGTCCAACCCCGGCTTTATGATGGCCTACGGCGCTTGCACCTACATTGAGGACGCAAGCCAGCAGTGGCAGACCGCACAGACCGCCCGCCTGCTGCGTAGCTATGTGGAGCATCATCCTGACCGCCGCATGGTCGAGCTTCAGGCGCACCCGCTGCCCATCCCCGACAAGGTGGACAGTTGGCTGGTCGCCACCGTCTGCGCGTGACGTGAAAGCCCTCGCCCGGAACACCGGGCGGGGGCTGAACTATACGGAGGTGCAGCATGGCGCTTTTTGAACTGAACCAGAGCTACGAAAACGCGGCGGAAGAATGGACGCGACCCACGTTCAAGGACTGTGTGGCGGCGGACATCGACCTCGCCTTTTTCAACGGCGACGAACACGCGGAACTGCACAACGTGGACGACAAAAAGGACGTGCTTGTCGTGCTGGAGGAGGACATCCTGAAACGCCATTCGGCGCACTGGGAAGCCGGAGCCAAACAGAACTTTGACACCGGTCTCTACACGGCGCACACGATCCTGTTCATCCGCGTGGCGGACTACGGGCCAAAGCCGAAAGTCGGCAAGGAGCTGGTGCTTGACGCGGGGACGGATCACAAGCGCAAGTTCGTCATTCGCCTTTGTGAAGAAGAAAGCGGCGTGTATCGCATGACCATGGAAAGGACGCGGCAATGAGCAGGGTCACATACGACGCTGGAAGTCTCACCATCGGCCTTGAGGGGCTGGACGACGTTGCGGCGGCGCTGGGAAATCTGCGGAAGAAAACGCCTGCGGCGGCAAAGGTGGCGATCAACACCACGGCGCGGCAGGCGCGGCAGCTTATGATTGCCCGTGCCCGCGCCCGCTATGCCGTCAATGCCGCCGGGCAAAGGCACCTGAAAGACCTGAAAATGACCGGCAAGGGACACCCGGCGACAAACAGCAATCTGGAGGCCGTGCTGTATATCTCCAAAATGCGCAACGACCTTGGATATTTCCAGCATAGGCCGACGCAGACCTATACAGGGCTGGACGTGCTGCGGTTCGCACCGAGCGTAGTCAAAGCCCGCGTTCTGAAAGAAAGCAATATGGAGCCACTTACCGGCACCGCGCATTTGAGCAAGGGCTTTCTGGTGGAGTTCAAGAGCGGGCACGTCGGTATGGTGCAGCGCGTGATCGGTTCCTCGTCTCACAATACCGTGACGCAGAAAAGCGGCGCTCCGCGCTGGCGGAACGCGGCGGGAAACGTGGAAAAGCTGCAAACTATGGGAAGCCCCAGCGCCACGGCCATGCACAACGTCGTGTGGCCCTATGTGGAGCCGGAGGTCGAGGACTTGCTGCACGTCAACCTGCAAACGCAGGTGGAGCGGGTTATAGCGAGAGAAGCCGCGAAGCGAGGTAGAGCATGAACGACTACAGAACCATGGTGGAGCAGGCCGGGATCGGTCGCACGCCGCAGCTATGCCATGACGCGCTGATTGAAATGCTCACAGAGCTGTTTCAAGGCAAGAAGTACAACGGTCAGGAGGGCCGAAAGGCCCTGAAAGTCTTTAAGCAGGACTTACCTGTGCCGGAGGACAACGACGTGGACGCAGACACGGACGAGGCAAACGCGCCGTATATCGTGGCACGCATGAGCGGCGGAGAAGTCAAGGACGACGACGCGCCGCAATCCGTGGAGTTCAGCCTTGTAATCTGCTGCTATGACGAGGGCAAGAAGCGCGAGGGCTATCAGGATGTCGCCAACATCAAGGAGGACATCGTGCAGCGGCTTTGCACCAGACCGTATTTCGGCGGAGCTTTCACCGTCTTAAAGCCTATCGCGTGGGCCATGCAGCAGGACGACACAGCGCCGTACTATTTCGGCGCTGTGAATTTTACCTGCACAGCGCCCGCGCTGACACAAGACACAGAGCTAAAGGAGCTGCTATGAGCAAGAAAAACGAAGTCCTGACCCCGGCGGAGGACGAAACCAGAGCCGGAGAAACCGCCAGCGCAGAGCAGGCGGCGGAGCCGGAAGCCGGGAAAAAGACGGGTACGCACGTTAGCCGCGCCGAAGAGGAAAGCGGCGTGGCAGGCACGGCGGATAAATGCCGTGTCTACTGCGGGCCGAGCGTGCGCAACGTCGCAAGGCAGTACACCGTGTACGCCGGGGAAATCCCCGACGCGCTCCGCGAGTTTATCCAGACGCACCCGGCAGCGGGGGGACTGTTGGTGCCGGTGGAGAAATTCGCAGAAACCCGCAGAAAGCTGGAAGTCAAGGGAACGGCGGAGGCCGTTCTCTACAACAAGGTTAAATCCGAAATGTAAGGAGGAAACAAAGCTATGTCTACCTACAAGCACGGCGTATATACCAGCGAGGCTGCAACCAGCATGGTCGCGCCGGTGACGGGAACCGCAGGGCTGATCGTCGCCATCGGAACCGCGCCGGTGAATACGCTGGCAGACCCCAGCAAGGCGGTCAACAAGCCCCTGCTGGTCAACAACTACAAGGAAGCTGTGGAGGCCATCGGCTGGAGCGACGACTTTGAGAAGTACACGCTCTGTGAGGCTGTCAGCGCCGCGTTCAGCGTCGTGGGCACCGGCCCGCTGGTGCTCATCAACGTTCTCGACCCCACGAAAGCCTCGCACAAGACGGCTGTCGCAGAGACTACCCTGACGGTCAACAGTCTGGTTGCTACGCTGAGCGAAAAAGGCATGATTATTGACAGCAGTCTGAGCGTGAAGAAAGGGAGCGCCAACACGACGCTGACCAAGGGCGACGACTATACGACCAGCTTCAACGACGACGGCACCCTGAACATCATCCTGACCAGCACCGGCGCGGGCGCGAGCGAGACGAGCATCAAGGTGAGCGGGAACAAGGTCAACCCCGCCGCCGTCGTAGCCGCAGACATCGTGGGCGGCGTGTCCGGCGGGGTGGAAACCGGCATGGAGGTCATTCGGCAGATTTACCCCAAGCTGGGCATGACCCCCGGAATCCTGATCGCGCCCCGGTACAGCATGCAGGCCACCGTCGCCGCCGCGTTGCAGGCAAAGACCAAGGAGATCAACGGCGTGTTCAAGTGCGTGTGCGTCATCGACATCAACAGCGGGAGCAGCGGGGCGGAGCTGTACAGCGACGTGAGCACCCAGAAAACCGCGCAGGCTGTCAGCGATCCTAACGCCTATGCCGTGTGGCCCTGCGCTGCCGTTGGCGACGTGATCTATTCCGGCAGCTCTCTTGCCGCCGCGCTGACCGCCTACACCGACGCGGTGAACGCGGACACCCCCAATGTCAGCCCCAGCAACAAGACCCTCGCCATCAGCAAGGCTTGTCTGGCGGACGGCACGGAGGTCGTGCTGGATCAGGATCAGGCAAACACCGTCAACAGCTTCGGCGTGGCGACGTTCCTGAACATGAACGGCTTTAGACTGTGGGGCAACAACACCGCAGCCTATCCCGGCAACACCGATCCCAAGGATCGCTGGTTCAGCGTCCGCCGGTTCCTGAACTGGGCGGCCAATACGTTCATTCTGACCTACTTCCAGAAAGTGGACAGCCCGGCCAATCCCCGGCTGATTGAGGCCATTGTGGACAGCGAGAACGTGCGCGGCAACGGCTTTGTGGCGCGTGGCGTGTGCGCCCGCTATGAGATCGTCTTTAACGAGGACGAGAACACCACCGCCGACCTGCTGAACGGGACGCTGACGTTCCATCAGTACATCACTCCGTACACCCCGGCGGAGGACATCGAGGACGTGATCGAGTTCGATCCCGACGCGCTTTCTGCCGCGCTGGCCTGATAAGGGAGGTACAAAGACATGATTTCTAACAACTACATTCCCGAAAAGATCAACGACTACAACGTGTATCTGGACGGTACAAAGATGATCGGCGTTGCCGCATCTGCCACGCTGCCGGAGGTCAATATGCAGACCTCCACCGTTTCCGGCGTTGGCGTGAACGGCGAGCTGGACAGCCCCACCATCGGGCAGTTTGAGAGCATGGAGCAGGAAATCCAGTTCAACACCCTGTATTCCTCCGCCATGGATATGCTCAATCCCCTGTCCGTGGTAAACCTGACGTTCCGCGCCGCGCAGCAGGTCTATGACAAGACCGGCGGCTACAGCTTCAAGGGCCTGCGCGTCGTGGAGATGGGCCGCGTCAAGAAGTTCAACCCCGGCAAGATCGAGAAGAATGAGAGCATGGAGGCGACCGTCACCATGGAGCTGACCTACCTGATGATCGAAGTGGACGGCGAGCAGCTTGTGGAGATCGACAAGCTGAACGGCGTGTACAAGGTCAAGGGCGTGGATATGCTGGCGGGCGTGCGCAGCCTGATCTAATCGCAGCGATAATGCCCGCCTCGGCAATCCGGGGCGGGCATTTTGCGCTATCACCGACACACTGACACACTGAAAGGAGCCGACATCATGGCAAACGAGAAAGAGATCACCAAGACGGCGGAAGCAGCCGAGCAGACAGAGAACGGCAACGTGGTCAAGCTGAACACCCCGTATAAGTTTGAGGGTAAGGAGTATTCCGAGATCGACCTTGCCGGGCTGGACAAGCTGACCATTCAGGACGCTATCGACGCGCAGCGCGAGCTTTTCAGCCAGCAGGAAGTGGCAAGCTCCATGCTGTGCGAGACGACCACGGCCTTTGCCCGCACCATTGCGACCAAGGCAACCGGCCTGCCGGTGGAGTTCTTCAAGCTGGCCCCGCGCGGTGTGAGCAAGCGCGTGGCGGCGGCGATCCGCTCCCACCTGAACGTAGAGCAGACGACGGAAAACCATGTTGTGCGCTTTGAGAAGCCTTATTTTTACAAGGGCAAGCAGTACGACACGGTTGACCTGTCCGGGATCGGAAGCCTGAACAGTATGAACGAGAGCGAAGCGGAAAACCGCATGACGCGGGCGGGGTTTGTTATCACGGAAAATTCCTTTAACTACCTGTACGCCTGCATCCTTGCGAGCATGGCCGCCAATCTCCCGGAGGACTTCTTCACGGGCCTGCCCCTTTGCGAGCTGGTGAAACTGAAAAATGCGGTCAATGACGCGGATTTTTTCGAGTAAAGGGCGGGGCTAAAGCACTCCGCAAGGCTGCAATCCGTCTGTCAGCCGTGACGCACACGGGCGTGGACTTCTACCTGCAAATGCCCGTGGGGGACTTTATAGCGTTGAATAACGAGGTGGCGGACGAATGGCGAAGAACAAAGCATTAGAACTGACAATCAAAATCAGCGGCAAGGTCGATAAGAGCCTGACAACGGCCATTTCGCAGGCGACCGGGCAGGTGTCCGGGATCGCCACCACGTTCAGCCGGATCGGAACTGTCGGCCTTGCCGCCATGGGTGCGCTTGCCGCGGGAACCGTCGCCGCGATTGCCGACTGTACAAAGGCGGCAGAGAGCTTCGAACAGAGCATGGCCGACGTGGTGAAGTACGTCGATGGTCTGGCCGATGCAACCGGCAGGATCAGCGACAAGATAGCCAACGAGACGTTAGGCACCATCCTCGACGGAAACACCTATGCAGAGAACTACGCCGTTATGACGGACGCGCTGCTGGATTTAAGCACGCAAATCCCAATGACAGCGGAGGACTTGACGCGCCTCGCCGCTGCTGCCGGGCAGTCCGGCAAGAGCCTTACCGACCTGATCCAGTATGACGAGGCCGGAAACATCACCGGCTTTTTGCGCGACGTTGCCATGATGGGCACCGCCATGGACATATCGGCGGATCAGGCGGGCGACTGGGCAGCCAAGTGGGAAAAAGCGTTCAACATGAACCATGACGAAATCATGGTGTTGGCCGACCAGATAAACTATTTGGGCGCGAACAGCGCAACGACGGCGGCGGAGATCGCGGAAGCGGTCAACGGCGCGGCGAGCCTCGGCCAGATCGCAGGCGTGGACGTAGCGACGACGGCGGCGCTGGCGGATGCTATGCTGGCGACCGGCGTAAACAGTGGGCGTGTAGCGACGGCCATCAAGCGCACATTTACCAACATGAGCAAGGGCAGCAGCGCAACCAAGGCCATGAAAGACCAGTGGGAAGAACTGGGCTTCACGGCGGAGGGCGTGGCACTTGCCATGCAGCAGGACAGCATCGGAACACTGAACGCCGTATTTGAAGCTATCGGAAACCTGCCGGATGAACGACAGGTAGCTGCACTATCTACCCTGTTTGGCCAGTGGGCCATTGAGGGCACGGCAAAGGTCGTCGGCAATTTGAGTACGTTCACAGATGCACTGGCTATGGTCGGCGATCCGGCGCTGTACGGCGGGAGCATGGAACGGGAGTTCATCATCAAATCCAGCACAACGGAAGCAATCGACATGATGATGGGCAATGCTTTCCAAGCTCTGAAAATAGATTTTGGCACTGAATTTCTCCCGGTCAAAAAAGAGTTCAGCCTCTTAATGATCGACCTGATGAACAGCCTCCGGGACAACATGCCGGAGCTAAAAGAATTGGGATCGACGCTGGCGGAGATCGCGGCGAAAGGCGTTGCCGCCCTGTCGGAAGCTCTGCCCAAGGCGCTGCCCTACATCAAGCAGGCCCTTGACTATGTAAACGAGCATGGGCCGGAAGTGGCAAGCACCATCGGGAAGATCGCGGCGGTGCTGGTGGGCATGAAGTTTGCCCCGGCCATCGAGGGCGTACTGGGCGGCGTGGGGTCGCTGCTTTTCGGCAAGCAGACCGGCGGGGGCATCGGCTCCCTGCTGGGCCTCGGCGGAGCGGGCGGCACAGGACGCACCGGCGGCCTGTTCAGCGCAATCGGCAATCTGTTTTCCGGCGGGCAGCGAGCGGGAGCCGCAGCAGGCGGTTTCCTGTCCGCGTTTGGCGGCGCAAGCTCCGGCAATGGGTTTTTCCGCACGGCGGGGACGGCGCTTTCCAGCCTGCTTTCGGGCAACGGCCTTGCGGGAACAACCGGCCTATTGCAAGCGGCAGCAGGAACGCCGGGCCTTATCTCTGGTTATCAGGGGCCGGGCAGCGTGATTGCAAACGCCGTGGGCGGGAGCAGGATCGGCCAGTGGTTCGGCGGCATCGGTTCGTCGCTGGGCAACTTCTTTAGTACAGGCATCGGAGGCGGTTTACTCCGTGGCGCACAAGGCACCGTCAGCGTGACAGGCGAAATCCTGAAAGGTATTTCTGACGCGACCGGACTCTCGGGACTGGTGCAGGGCATCGGAAACGCGGGAAAGGGAGCGGCAAGCTGGATTGGCGGAAAGGCCACCGGCGCAATATCGGCCATGGCGGGCAGCAGGCCAATACAGGCAATCGGCGGATTTGCAAGCAATGTCATAAGCAGCGCCCCGGTGCAGGGTATCGGCAGTATGCTGAAAGCCGCTGGAGGCGGCCTGCTGAACACGGCGAGCGCGGGCGCGGGCGTGCTGGGCAGCATATGGGGGCCGATAGCCTCCGGCTTCGGCAGCCTGTTTGCAGGCGCGGCCCCGGTGATCGGGGTTATCTCCGGCATTATCGCCGTTATGAGCATCCTCGGCGACCACATGGAGGACATCCGGGGTATCATCGGCAACGTCTTTGGCGAAAAGGGCCTTGCGGTCTTTGACTTCTTTGCGGAGAAAATCAGCGGGGTCAAGGACTTCATCGTGGGGCTATTTGAGCCGGGAGCCATGACGGAGCTTTTTGCGCCGCTGCAAGAGAGCATCACAAACCTGTTTGGGGAGAACGCGGGAGCGGCTTTCGGCGGTATCGTGACGATCCTTGAAAGCATCATGGGCATCGTGGGCCAGATTGTGACCTTTGCAACAACGGTGGTCAAGCCCATCATCGAAGAAGTGTTCCACTTCATCGTTGACACGGTGCTGCCCATTCTGCTGCAAACTTTTGCAGCCGCAGCACCGGCAATCGCGGGCATCATCGACGGGCTGGGCACCGCCATTATGACGGCCATGACCTTTATCGGCGAGGCGCTTCAAACGGTGCTGCCCATCATTGAGGCCATTGTGACCGCAATCCTGAACGTGGCGAGCGTGGTAATTCCGATCATCCTTGACGCGATCAACGCATTTGTGGCGCAGCTTGCCCCCATCATTGAGGGCATCAAGGGCGTGTTCGACGGCCTGATCCAGTTTATCACCGGCGTGTTCTCCGGCAACTGGGAACAGGCATGGGAGGGCGTGAAGCAGATTTTCTCCTCCGCTTTCGACGCGCTGGCCGGTCTGCTGAAAGCGCCGATCAATGCGGTAATTTCCATCATCAACGGAGTAATCAACAACATCAACGGGCTGGGCATCACGATCCCGGACTGGGTGCCGTTCATCGGCGGACAGTCGTTCACGGTCAACATCCCGACAATTCCCATGCTGGCACGCGGCGGCTTTACCAACGGGCCGAGTATCGCAGGCGAAGCCGGTCAAGAGGCCGTTATTTCTTTCCTGCCGGGCGTGCGTGCGGCGAATATCGCCACATGGATGCAGGCAGGGCGGATGCTGGGCATGGACAGGCTGCTGAACATCGGCGGCAACTATCGCGGGCTGGACGACATCGACCCGTCGGACGGATGGCCCGGCGGAAATGGCGGCGGCACATTCACCTTTGCGCCGCAGATCACCATTCAGGGCAACGCAGACCGCGCCACTATCGACGCGGCGCTGGAGGAGGCGGAGGCCCGCTTCCAAAGATGGTGGGAGCAGATGCAGCGCAGGCAGTTCCGCACGGCCTATTGAACCATAGGAGGACGGTATGGCATACATCACAAAGAGCGGCGACACATGGGACGTGATTGCCAAGGAAGTGTACGGAAGTGAATACCATGCCGACGTTCTTATGGCGGCAAATCCGCAGCACATTGACACGTTCATCTTCAACGCCGGGGTGGAGCTTTCCACTCCGGCGCTTGAGGAGGAGCGGGACGGGCTGCTGCCGCCGTGGAAGTACGAGGCGAATTACGATGATTGAAACCAGACGCATTGCGCTTGACGTGCGCTATAACAACGTCGAGTTTGCCGGGCAGGTCGGCGCGGCTATTGAGAGCATGACCTACGTTGACAGCGCGGCGGACAACAGCGACAGCATAGACATCACACTGAACGCGCAGGATCGGAAATGGGCAGGCGCGTGGATGCCGGACAAAGGCGCAACCTTAAAGCCACGGATCATCGGGCGAAGCTGGGAGCGGCCCGGAGACACGCGGCTGCTTTCCTGCGGCCTGTTCGTGCTGGACGACATCAACTACAACGGCTATCCGTCCACCTTGCAGGTGAGCGGCGTAAGCAAGCCGAGCGACAACGATTTTTCAGAGTACGAGCGGGAGGTAATCTGGAAGAATACCTCCATCAAACGAATTGGACAAACCATAGCGGAACGGTACGGGCTGGGCTTCACTTTTGACGCGGACGATTACGACATCGAGTGCGACGAGCAGGACGGCACCGACAGCAGCTATTACAATACCCTGTGCAAAAACTACGGCCTGATCCTGAAAGTGTATTCCCGGCGGCTGTGGGTCTATGACAGGGAGAAATACAAAGCAAAGCGGCCCGTGCGGACATACTACCCCAGCAGTATGAAGCGCGGGAGCTTCAACTATACAACGACGCTTTCCGGCACCTATACCGGCGGCTATTTCAACTACACCGACCCGGACAAGGATATAGACATCGTGTGCAGCGTCGGCGGTGGGACGCACACCAAGAATGTGAACCGCCGGGCAACCAGCGTCTATGACGCGAGCGTGCAGCTCTGCGCCGAGATCAACAACGCCAACCACGGAAATACCAAGGTCAAGTTCACCGTGGATGGTGAATGGAGCGTGAGCGCCGGAAACTGCATCAGGATTTCCGGCTACGGCAGCAAGATAGACGGCAAATACTTTGTGGACAAGGTGACAAGCAAGATCGCAAAAGGCAGCGGCTTCACGGCTGACATCGAGGCAAGCCGCGTGGAAACACCGTTCTATTACTGGGACGTGGGCGGAAGCATCGAATATCACGAGAACGAGGACGCGGCCAGCGACGACTACAAGGACAATTACGAAAGCACCAGCCCGGCGGCAAATGCCTCCAGCACGAGCACAGGCGCGGAAGCTGGGCAGGCCGTCACGCTGACCAACGCCCCGTTCTACGTTTCCAGCACAAACGCAAGCCCGGCGTGCTACAAGAGCGGCACGTTCTATTTCTATGACGGCATCCTGATAAACGGGCGCTACCGCATAACGAACAGCGCGGCCCGCTGCGGAAAGCTGCCCGTGGGCGAGAACTGCACGGGCTGGGTGCCTGCCAGCTATTGCACCGGCGGTGGAAACTCCGGCGGGACAACCAGCGTCGGCGGCGGAGGCGGCGGTCAAAACGTAAGCATGACAAGATAGGAGGTGGAGCGGGTGCCATCGACAAACAGGACGGGGCGCGTCAGCTCCATCGACTACGAAGCCGGAACGTATGAAGTGACCTATTTTGACCGGGGCCAGAGTGTCACGCGAAAGATCAACGCCATGTCAAACGGCGAATACAAAATGCCGAACATCGGCCAGATCGTGAGCGTGAGCCACCAGAGCAACGGGACGGCGGCAGCCGTCACCACCGGCACGGTATGGAACAAGACCAACACCCCGGCGGAGGGCTACAAGGGCCTTTACCGCAAGGAATTTGGAAGCGGCAAGGGTCAGGCATACGACCGATACGACGAGAACACCGGCGTGTTCAAGCGGATCGTCAACGGTGAAATCTACGAGGAGGCGGGCGGCCCGGCTACGTTCTCCGGCGGCGGGCAGGTGCAGCTTATGAGCCGGAAAGGGAGCGCCAGCGTTCAGGGCAAAACCGGCGTTGGGCTTGTTTCGGATCAGAGCATCAGCGCAGAGGCCGGGACGATCATCAACTTTGAAGCGGCGGGCGCGTTCAGTACACAGTCCGGCGGAGACACCACTTTCACCGTTGGCGGCAGCAGCGTGAAGATCGGCGCGGACGGCACCGTGAAAATCACCGGCGCAAGCAAAATTGAGCTGGAGGCCCCGGAAATCACCATCAACGGCGATACGGTCAACATCACCGGCGCGGACGGCGATGCGACGATCAAGGGCAAGAGCCTTGTCACGCATAAGCATACGGACAGCATCGGCGGAAGCACCAGCACACCGACGTAAGGAGGGCAGGATATGGCAACAGGCAGCTATATGGGCAGAGTGTTCACCGTGAGTTCTCGCCGCGTCCTGACACCGAGCAACCTCAAAGGGAGCACGGGCAGCGATTGGGCAACGCACGAGACTGTGGGGCGAAAGGCACGGAGCCAATACCTCGCGCCGAAGCTCAAAAGCTATTCTTTCGACCTGCTGCTGCGTGCGCAGGACGGAGTAAGCCCACGCAGCACCCTGACATACTATCAGCGCATGGCCGAGGCGGGCATGGCGGATTGGTTTATCATCGGCGGCAGGCCGCTGTCACCGCACCCTTTCCGGCTGTTATCTGTTTCTGACGCATGGAACGCGGTGTTGAACGGCGGCGTGCTGGTGGAGTGCATGGTGAGCATCACCATTGAGGAATATCTGTAAGGGGGGCGAAACCGTGTTATCAACTGCGCCGGTAATCGAGATCGAAGCCGGAAGCGCAAACGACAGCCAAGCGGAAGAAATCTACCGCAATTTGCAGGTGCTTTATGGCACCGTGGCCGGAGAACAGGCGCTTGACCGGGATTTTGGCATTGACCCGGATGTGACAGATCACCCGACGGAGAGCGCCGAGGCGCTGCTTGCGGCGGAGTATGTGCGTAAAACGGAGAAGTACGAGCCACGGGCGCGTGTCAGCTATGTGGACTATCAAAGCAACAAGACCCCGGAGGGGCATATCAAGCCAAAGGTGGTGATTGAAATTGTCTAACATCAGCCAACTGGCAAATGTGCCGGAGATCAGTTTCATTGAGAACATGACGTTGCAGGAGACGGAGGAGCTGGTCAGAGAAACCTATGTGCGCGTGTACAAAGAAAAGTTTGGCGTGGAGCCGGAGCTTGGAGACGCGGACACAAAGCCCTTGCTGATGAAAGCATTTTCCTATGTGACGTATCAGGTCATGCAGTACATCGACGCAAAGGGCCGGGCGGAGCTGTTGAAAACGTCCACGGCGGACGCGCTGGAGGCGCTTGGCGCTCTGTTTGGCTTGGAGCGGCACGAAAGCACAAAAGCAACGGCCACGGAGCGGTTCAGCCTTGCGGAAGCGCGGGCGGACACCGTGGCCGTTCCTGCGGGCACGCGGGTGAAAACGGCAAGCGGGCGATACTTCAATACGCTGGACTACGCCGAGATCGCGCCGGGGGAAACCTATGTGGATGTGATCGTGCAGGCAGAAGAAGCCGGAACGGAGAGCAGCGAAATACTGGATGGCGTTATCAATCTGCTGGTTGACCCCATCCCGTATATCGCAAGAGTGACGAACATCACCAAAAGCACCGGCGGCCTTGACGTGGAGGACGACGACAGCCTGACGGAGCGCATCTATCTGGCCCCGTCGAAATTCTCCTGCGCCGGGCCGCGTGACGCTTACGAATACTACGTCCGCGAATGGCGCAGCGACGTGGCCGACGTGCGGATCACCAGCCCGGAGCCGTGCGTTATCGCTATCTACTTCACGATGCAGGACGTGACAACAGGCCTGCCGCGCCTGCCGACATCAACGGAGTGCGCAAGCCTGACCGAGTATTTGAGCGGCGAGACGATCCGCCCACTGTGCGACCAAGTGGGATGCTACGGGCCGGAGCAGGTGGATTACTCCATCAGCTTCACATACTGGATTGCAGCCAGCGATCAAAGCAGCGTCGGAACCATTCAGGAAAAGATCGCGGCGGCGGTGGCCGATTACCAGACGTGGCAAAGATCGCTGGGACGGGACATCAACCCCACGGAGCTGATTTATCGCATCCGGGCGGCGGGTGCAAAGCGCGTGAGCGTGACGGCCCCGACAGACATCACCGTGACGAGCATCCAGCTTCCACGCTGCACCGGCACGCCGACGGTCAATTACGGAGGGCTGGAAGATGATTAAAAGTCTGCGGGAGGCACGGATCGTTGACGGCGTGCCCCGCATCGTCGCCGGGCAGGAATGGGTACAGGCGCTTTCCGATGCGCTGGGAGAGCTGCACGAAAAGACAATGGACTTTGCGGACGCGAGCCAGATTTACACGGCGCTGGACACCGCGCCGGAGGTAATACTGGACGCGCTGGCCGTCAACTGGAAAATCGAGTGGTACGACACGAGTTATACCGTGGAGCAAAAGCGGCGGATTGTGAAAACGTCGCTGGAGGTGCGGCGGCTGATGGGCACCGCACGGGCCGTGAAGCTACAGGCCGATGCCGTTTATCCCGGAACAGAAGTGGAGGAATGGTTCAACTACGGCGGTGATCCGGGCTATTTCCGTCTGTTCGTGAACATCACAGATACGGACGAAGCACACCCTATGTCGGTGATGTCGCCAGAGGAAATGGAGCGGCGGCTTGTGACGGCGAAGCGGTGGAGCGCACACTTGGAGAGCTTTTCATACATGATCCGCCACGTTCTCGCACTGGGCGCAAAGGTGGCACGGTGGGCACACCACCCGCCTATTTGCGGCACGATCTATTGCGGGACGTGGTGGGAGCCGTCCACGCTGGGCCACAGCGAGCGGGCAGCAATCCTCGCCGGAGCCGGGCCGGAGGCGTTCCCGGTATCGCCGGAGTTTTCGGGCACGCTGCCTCAAAACGCGGTGGCGGCCTATACCGTATGCGGCGGTATGGTCAGCGGCGGCGCTGCGGTAGCCTACCCGGTGGCAAGCGCACCAGCGAGCGAAGCGCAGGCGTGCGGCACCTTACCAGAGGAGGCTTGACATGGAAACAAAAGGACAGTATGGCAAGCGCAATCCCCTGTTCATGTATCAGGGAACGACGGGCTATAGCGTCAAGGCTGCGCTGCAAGCCGGAGAGAGCGGGCAGAAGCCCGCAGAGGCAAATATCGTTACATCGTCCCAAAGCGGCACCGCCCGCTGCGGGACTTTGTGATATTCGGGCGGAAAGGAGGACACCGGCAAATGGCTTTCTGGAAAGACAGTTTCCTGAACGCCCGCCGCGCGGAGCTGCTGCGGAGCCTGAAACGCTTTCAGTATCAGCGCAACGGCGGGACGTGGTACGACGGAGAGATCAACAGCAAGGAGGTCATTGGCGACAGCGTTGTGGTATTCGTGAATGTGCCGAGCTTTGGCACGGCAGACACGATCACCGGCGTGCGCGTCTATGACAACAACAACGCCCTCGCGGGGCAGCAGACCATAAGCCTTGTGCGGGACAGCCTGAACACGGGGCTTTTGCGCTTCACGTTCCCGCTGATCGAGCAGACTACATAAGGGAGGAGGGAAAAACCTATGTATGCACGCACCTACTGGCTGGATCACGTCACCGACCAGAGCGGCGAAGTGATCCAGCAGGGCACCCTTTTGGATCAGGCCCATTTTAACAATCTTGAAAAGGGCGTGGCCGACCAGTCCATTGCGGATGCGTTTATGCAGTTCCGCGCCATTCAGGAAAGCTACGAGCTGACCGACGAGCAGCACACCGTCACGCTGAACGGCAACAGCAACCGCTGGCCTTTCTGCAACACGGCGGTGACGGTGGCGCTGTCGCAGCTCCGGGAGAGCGAAAACTACGGCGTGGAGGTCAATGTGCTGGAATACTCCGGCGGTCTGCTGGGGCACATCAAAGTTATTGACCGGGCGGCCAACGGCTTCAAGCTGCTGCACGACGGCAGCGCCAAGAGCGTAAAGGTAAACGTCCGCGTGAGCGGCGGCCTTATCAATTAACAGGAGGAGAACGCAACATGAAAATTGTTGAAAGAAATGCCGGGCAGAAAATCGACTACGAGCTGCGCGGCACCCGCCTGTCCTTTGCGGACGGCGAGCTGACCATTGACCTCGCCCGCTACCAGCAGGACGATCCCGTGATGCGGGACATTATGGTGGACGGCGAGGGCTACCTGACCAACGGGCGCGGGCGCTACTATGCGGCGCAGGTCGAAATCCCCGCCAAGGAATACGAGGAAATCCCCGCAGAGAACGAGGGCGACGAAGCGGAGCGCAGGGCGCTGCCGCTGGACACTGACGACGTGACGCTGTATCTGTTCTCTATCGAGGGCATCCATCTTGCTTAAAAGGAAATGCGCAAGACACACCCCGCCTAAAGATGCGGGGCGTGATCCGCTGAAAAGGAGGAAAAGAAAATGAGTTTTGACGCTGCGGAGCTGGCACTGAAAACTGTGTGCCCCGGAAACGTGTTTCTCTATGACGACAAGGAAATGCCGTCCACTTTCGTGTACATCCCCAAGTTCCGCCTGTGTGACGTACTTTCCACGGCGGACACAAGCGTGCATCCCGCGTTCCGCGTGAACGGTCAGGAGATCGACGGCTTCTATTTCGGCAAGTTCCAGACCCATCACTACAACAGCCGGGCCTATTCCCTGCCCGGCGAAGACCCCAGCGCCAGCGCGGGCCTCGATACCTTTGTGGCCTGCAACCGCGCCAAAGGCGGCAACTTCCACGAGATCACCAATGCGGAGTGGGCCGCCGTCGCGCTGTGGTGCCATAAGAACGGCACCGAGCCTTACGGAAATAACAACTACGGCAAGGACAGCAGAGAGACGCTTTACAAGGCGATCCCCACCACCAAGAGCAGCGGCCAGACCAACCGTGTTGCCACCGGCACCGGCCCCATCACTTGGAGCCACGACCGCACGCTGGGCGGCATTTGGGACATGAACGGCAACGTGTGGGAGTGGTGTACCGGCCTGCGTCTGGTCAAGGGAGAGGTTCAGGTGCTTGTGGACAACAACGCCGCAGATCCCGCCGCCGACCTGTCCGACAGCTCCGGCGCGTGGATGGCGATTAACGCAGCCGCGACCGGGTGGAGCGACCTCTACATTGAGCCGGACGGCACCGGCACCACGAGCGGCAGCGTAAAGCTGGATTACGTCAGCAGCAAGTGGAAGTTCAGCACCAGCATCACGTCCTCGTCCGACAGCAGCCGCAGCGCCGCGTTCAAGGATACCACAGCAGACGGCACCATCGGCGACGCTGCCAAGCTGCTGCTTATGGCCCTTGCGCTGCTGCCTGACACCGCCCTGACCGGGGACGGTATCGACGCGACCTATGGCGGCGATTATTTATACGCCAACAACGGAGCGGACGAGCGGTGCCTCTTTCGCGGCGGCAGCTGGAGCAGCGGGGCCAACTACGGCGTTTTCGCGCTGAACCTCAACTATGGCCGCACGAACTCCAGCACGAACTTCGGGGGCCGCTCCGCTTCTTATTGATCCACTGCACACTGATCCCTGAAACACTGTTCGGCGAGCGATAGCGAAGCCGACAGAGCAAAACCATTCCCGCCGCGCCGACCGGCGCGGCGGGCGGCAGGGATCGGAAAGGAGGGAAAGACCGATGCAGGGAGAAGAAAAGCCGGAGAGCAGCTATAAGCCGTTTGAGGTCAAAGAGAAGATCGGCGAAATGATGCGCTACGGTAGGCCGTTGACCATGCAATTCAGCAGAAAGAACCGCGACCTTGCGGACGACCTGCGGGCATCCATGCTGAAAATGTATCACCTTGCCGTGGAGATCGAAAAGAAATACTACCGCAAAACCACAACGCAGGAGCTTGACGTTGAATTGGAATGGCTGCGGCATCTGGTAAGGCTGGCGGCGGACAAGGACTATTGCGGGCCGAAATACTCCCCGCCCCTTTCCGTCCACCAATACGAGGTATGGGCAAGATACAACGCGGAGATCGGCAATATGCTGGGCGGATATATCAAATCCCTCCAGCGTTAGCCGTCTCCGTTTTCCTTTGGGAATAGGCCAGCCACGGTGCCTCTATCGCGGCGGCAACTGGAACAACGGGGCCAACAACGGCGTTTTCGCGCTGAACCTCAACAATGGCCGCACGAACTCCAACACGAACATCGGGGGCCGCTCCGCTTTTCGTCTACACTTTCCGTTCGGCGGAAGTCCTGCGCCTGACAAGTGGGTTATGCTCTACGGGGCATGATCGGTGTGCAGACTAAAAGGGGCCTATTTCCGTTCCGGCGAAAAGCCGGAAAAAATGTGCATTGCCGTGGAGACGGAAACGCCACACACGGCGCAGGCAGGAGATTGAAAACAGCATGAGCGAGATCACAACGATTTTCAATGCATGGGCAGTTGTGTGTTGCTTTGGCTGGCTACTTGAGGCGTTCCGAAACGCGCGAAAGGGCAAGCGATACCGGGCCGAGGTTATGGCTTTCACGGCCCATCTGGAGGATAACCTGCTTATCATTCAGGCGGGCATGATCGCGGGAGACTATGAGCTGGGGCCATACCGCAAGCTGTGGGTGTACGTTCCGAAGAAGCGCCTCGTCATGGCGCTGCCGTTCCCGGACAGGATCGTGCAATGGAGCCTGTACCAATTCCTCAACCCGATATTTGACAAGCTGATGATCGAGGACAGCTATGCTTGCCGCGTCGGAAAAGGGAGCCATAAGGCGGCAAAGCGTCTGCAATACTGGATGCGTCAGGTTGACAGGAAGCCGGGGCCGGGCTGGTACGTCCTGAAATTGGACATCAGCAAATACTTTTACCGCGTCAATCACGAAAAGCTGCTGGCAATTCTGGCGCGGCGCGTGAAAGACCCGGACATGATGGCATTTCTCCGCGCGGTGGTGAACAGCCGGGCGGAGCCGTTCGGCCTGCCGCGCGGCAAGAAGCCGGAGGACATCGGGCCGGACGAGTGGCTTTATGACGTGGGTATGCCGATAGGCAATCTTACGTCACAGCTTTTCGCCAACATCTACCTGAACGAGCTGGATCAGTATTGCAAGCATCAACTGAAAATCCATTATTACATCCGCTATATGGACGACGTGATAATCCTTGCCCCGGATAAGGAAACGCTGAGAGCATGGAAAGCGAAGATTGAGGCGTTTCTTTGGGACGAGCTGGCGCTTGACCTGAACAGCAAGACCAGCATACGGCCCATGCGTCAGGGCGTGGAGTTTGTCGGCCTGCGGATTTGGCCCACGCATATGAAGCTGCGGAAAAGCACCGTGCGGCGGATCAAAAGCGAGGTACGCAAATTCAGTGAACGGTATGCCACTGGGAAATATAGCCGGGAGGAGTTTGACCGGCGGATCACCAGTGTCAGGGGGATGCTGGATCACGTGGAAAGTGCAAGCCTACGCTGGAGGTTGAACGAGATATACCGAGCGGAGCTTGAAAAAGCGGCGGAAAAGAAACTGCGAGAGGAGGCGGAGCATGAGCCATTTACAGATCATCGAAAATCTGGAACTCGTGACGGAGCTGCAAGCCAAGGTGATTAAGGCCCTTGCAACGCGGCTTGCGGAGCTGGGAGACACAGAAACCGGGCGGGACGAAATAGCGGCGGCGGATGCCGCGTTTCAGCGTTTCGTCGGCACGGACATCTGATTGCTGAAACATTGTCAGGAGGACAATATGAGCATCAAGGATATTCTGTTAAATGGGGGCGGCGTGCTGCTTGTCCTGCTGACAGTCATACAGATTGCCCCCATCAAGATCAATCCGTGGTCGGCGCTGGTGAAGTGGATCGGAAAGACCATCAACACCGACGTGCTGAAAGAGCTGGACGACGTGAAAGGCGACATCAAAACCACGCGGGAGGCCCTTGACGAGCACATCCGGCTGGATGATGAACGCAATGCGGACAGCCACCGACAGCGGATATTGGCCTTTAACAACGAACTGCTGCGGGACATCCCGCACACGCAGGAGGACTTTATAGAGATTTTGGCCGAGATAGATTTCTATGAGGACTACTGCAAGAAGCACCCGGATTACAAAAACAACCGAGCCGTCCACGCCATTGCCCACATTGGCAAGGTGTACGACGAGCGGTTGGAAAAACACGATTTTCTGTAAGGAGGAACAGCCATGTATAACATCACTCCCATTGTCGAGGCGGTTTTCGCCCTGATTGCCGCCATCATCACGGCGCTGGTCATTCCGTACATCCGCAGCAAGACCACCATGCAGCAGCAGGCGGAGATAAACGCATGGGTGAAGATCGCCGTCAATGCTGCCGAGCAGATTTATAACGGGAGCGGGCGCGGCGCGGAGAAGAAAGCCTATGTGCTGGCGTTCCTGCTGGAACACGGCATGACGCTGGACGAGGACAAGCTGGACGCTATGATCGAGGCCGCTGTGTATGATTTGAAAAACGGCCTGCTGCTGATCGAGAGCGGCGGCGTTCCCGACCTGCCCGCCAAGGATATGCCGGAAGAAACGCCGGTGCTGAATATGCGTTACTACGACGGCGACGTTGACGACGATCTGCCCTATGTCGGCGAGCTGAAAACCGATGAAGAAACGGGCCTTATCTACGACGAGGAGGGCGACGTGGTGGACGAGGCCACCCTTGCGGAAATGTGCGACGGCGGAAAGGGGGACGAATAACCATGAGCAACAGCAAACTGGTCAATGTCACGATCCTTTCCCCCAACCACAGCGGGAAGCGCAACCACGTCATTGACATGGTGGCGATCCACTGTATGGCGGGCAATCTGTCAGTGGAGAGCTGCGGCAATATGTTTGCCAGCCGCACCCGCGAAGCCAGCAGCAACTACGGGATCGGATCGGACGGCAGGATCGGCCTGTATGTGGACGAAGCAAATAGGTCATGGTGTACGTCGAGCGGCGCGGTGGATCATCGTGCGGTCACAATCGAGGTCGCAAACACCGCGCAGGGCGAGCCGTGGCCCATTTCGGACGCGGCCTATAAATCCCTCATCAATCTGCTGGTGGACATCTGCCAGCGGAACGGGATCAAGGAACTGCGCTGGAAAGCGGACAAGTCCCTGTTTGGACAGGTGGACAAGCAGAACATGGCCGTTCACCGCTGGTTCGCCAACAAGTCGTGCCCCGGAAACTGGCTGTATGAGCATCACGGCCAGATCGCGGCGGAGGTCAACGCCCGGCTGAAAAGCGGCGCTACCGCACCGGCGGAACCGGAGAGGCCCGCCGTTCCAGTCGCCGCGCCGAAGATGGCACCCGCCGAGAAGCGCGACACCAGCCTTTCCGGGGCCTATAAGGTCACGGCCAGCGACGGCCTGAACATGAGATACGGCCCAAGCACCAGCTATGCCATTATCCAGACAATCAAGAAAGGAACGATAGTGCGGAACTATGGCTACTACTCCGCCCGCAACGGCGTGAAGTGGCTGTATGTGCAGGTGGGCAAGGCCACGGGCTTTGTCCATTCCGGCTATCTGGCGAAAGTATGAGAACGAAAGGCAAGCACGAAAAGCCCGTGGCGAGCACGGCAGAACTGGAAAAGAAGCTGGATTTTTCAAAGCGACTGATTTCGGACATCCGCGTGCTGCTCTGGATCGTGACCGTCGGTGTGCTGGCGCTGTCGTTTCTCTGCGTTATCATGGGCCACACGGATGATTTGCCGTGGCTGTCCGTCATGGTCGGCCTGCCGTGGGCGGCACATGGAACTGTGTGCAGCTTTTACATGAACATGGCAAAGAGCGACCACCGCGAGGGCGGGATCACCTTTGAGAGCGCCAAGGCAAACAACTTTACCGCAAGCGGGCCGGAGGACGGCGCGGCGGGATAATCTGTATTGTACAGGGCGAGCGCCCCGGCACCGACGAAAAGCGGAGCCGGGGCGCTTTTTGCATTTTGCCAAATTGACGGCGCGGGAATAATTTTGTATATTATTAGCACATTAAGCGGAGCGGCGGAACGGGACATCCGACACCGCCGCCCGTCGGTTAAGGCCTGAAAGGAGGAATACACTTGTCGCGGATGCCATTTAAGCACCTGACAAAAACGGATCGCCTACGCATAGAACGCTGGCGGAACCAAGGATTGAAGCCCAAGGAGATTGCCGCGAAGCTGCGCGTCCATATCTCCACCATCTACCGGGAATTGAAGCGCGGAGAATATGAACGCCTGAACGGGCAGACATGGGAAATGGAAACGTCGTACAGCCCGGACATTGCGGAGGCACGGTATCAAGAAAACCTGCGGAACAAGGGGCCGGAGCTGAAAATCGGCGCTGACCACGAGCTTGCCAAGTATATTGAAGATACCATTATAGAACGGGAGTGCAGCCCGGCGGCGGTGCTGGGGTATGCGGAGATTGACGGAAAGCAGTTTTCCGTCACGTTATCCGCACCCACGATCTATAGCTATATTCACAAGGGCGTATTCCTCCGGCTGACTATGGCGGATTGCCCGCGCCACGGGACGCAGAAAAACGCATATCAGCACGTCGAGAAGAAAGAACCGGCCCGCGCTCCTGCCGGGGAGAGTATCGACAACCGCCCGGAGGAGGTCAAGGAACGCAAGGTGTTTGGGCACTGGGAAATGGACACGGTATATAGTGCCAAGAATAAGGGCAAGGCCGTCCTGCTGACCATCACCGAGCGCAAGACGCGGAAAGAAATCATTGTGCTGCTGCCGAACCGCAAGGCGGAGACGATCACGCGGGCGGTCAATGCGCTGGAACGGAAATATGGAGCGGCCAAGTTCCGCGCCATATTCAAAAGCATCACCGTGGACAACGGATCGGAGTTTGCAGCGGCGGAGGATTTGGAAAAGTCCTGCATCAACAAGACGCTGCCGCGCACAAAGGTCTATTATGCGCACCCTTATTCTTCATGGGAGCGGGGAACCAACGAGAACCAGAATGGAATGATCCGGCGGAAGATGCCAAAGGGAACCGTGTTTGAGAATGTCAGCGCGGCGGATGTGGCGGCGGTCGAGGACTGGATGAACACTTACCCGCGCAAGGTGCTGGGCTTTAAGACATCTGAAATGGCGTATCAAGACGAGCTGCGGGCGCTGGGAATCGCGGCGTAATAGGCAGGATCGAGCGGGTTTAAGCAGGAATAGGCGGGAATGAGCATTGCGGCCCGGACGGGCTGCGGAAAGCGAGGGGGCCTATCGCCATGAAGAAAGAGAATAGACTATCGCAGGCTGGCGCAAAGAACGAAATTGCGGTGGCTTTGTTGCGTTGGTCAAATCAAACAAAATAGAAGTCAAAAATTTGTGTGCATTTAATACTTGATTTTTCCCGGCGCGCCGAATTTTTCACTTTTTTCTTGACAGAGCGATTTTCCTTTGCTATACTAATCTACGCTGTATGGCGGCGTAGCTCAGTTGGCTAGAGCATTCGGTTCATACCCGACAGGTCGTAGGTTCAAGTCCCACCGCCGCTACCAAATGGCCCGTTGGTCAAGTGGCCTAAGACACCGCCCTTTCACGGCGGTAACACGAGTTCGAATCTCGTACGGGTCACCAAGTCGTCGCAAGCGTCGCTTGCGGCGGCTTTTTTCGTTGTTGAGGAAATTGGGCATGGGTTTCCCTCTCAGTCTCGCTGCGGTGACAGCTCTCCCAAAGGGAGAGGCAAGGAGTCGCCCGCGGGGCGGGTGTTTTGCCCCTCCCTCAGTCACGGCCTTTGGCCGCGACAGCCCCCTCCTCGGAGGGGGCCTTGGGCAACGGAAGGCTCCTCCCCTCGGGGGGAGCTGTCCGCGCAGCGGACTGAGGGAGGGCCGTTGCAACGCTTTTCGCTTTCAATCCCCTCCGTCGGCTTCGTGTGACCCCGCTTGCGGTACCCAAAATCGGCGGCCGCGGCAAGTTGCCGCTGCCGATTTTGACCGCTGCGCCCAAAGCGCATTTGCTTTTTCCGCCGCAGGCGGCGCAAATGCGCTTTGCCCTCCCCTTTCCAAGGGGAGGCTTTGGGAGAGCCTCGCGGCG